TAAAATTAACAGTTCAAGCAACTGGGGAAAACTCAGGAACTTGGGGACAAATTACAAATACTAACTTACTAATTCTTGAACAAGCAATTGGTGGTTATGGCGCATTTAACGTAACTGATGCGTCTAGAGCTTTAACTTTTACAAACGGTGCTTTATCAAATGGTAAAGATCAAGTAATTAAATTAACAGGAACTCTTGAAGCAAACGTGAATGTTACTATTCCTAACTCAATAGAAAAAACTTATATAGTTGAAGATGGATGTAACCATGCAGGTTTTACTTTAACTTTTAAAACTTCATCTGGAACAGGTGTTCTTTTATGTGAAGGTCACACTTACACTTTATATTCTGATGGAACTAATGTTGTAAAAGCAGGTGAACTTAAAAAATGGAGAGCAATTTCTGCAGCAGAAACAGTTCAAGCTGGAGCACAACTTTTAGTAAATACAAATGGTGGAGCAGTAACAGCAACTCTTCCAGCATCACCTGCAACAGGAGATGAAGTTTCATTTATGGACCAAGGTTATGATTTTAATACAAATGCACTAACTGTTGGTAGAAATAGTTCTAATATAGCTAACGCAGCATCTGATCTTGTAGTTAATACTCAAGGTGCTGGTTTTAGTTTAGTTTACTCAGGAGATGCTACTACCGGTTGGACTTATAGGGAGAAATAATCCATGTCTAATTATGAAGCTACCAAATACGATTTTAATGGGGCAAACCTTACAGGTATTGAAGGAATTCCTACAGCAACTGTTGTGCCGTGGTCTTCTGCTTCAGTTCCATCTGGATTCTTAGAATGTAATGGTCAAACAGTTTCAAGATCAACTTACTCTGCATTATTTGCAATCATAGGTACTACTTACGGTGCAGGTGATGGTTCATCAACTTTTCTTGTACCTGATTTACAAGATGAAGTTGTAGTAGGTAAATCCAATAACAAAGCTTTAGCATCTACTGGAGGAGCAAACACAGTATCCTCAACTGGAAACGTTGGTGGTTCAACTGCTAATGCAACTTTATCTACTGCACAACTTGCATCTCACAGTCACCCTGGAACTTCTGCTGGAAGTATGACTGGAGCAGGTGGACCAACAAGAATTATTGCAAGTGGAAACAACACAGGAAGCGCTGGTTCTGGAGGTGGACACTCTCACAACATGAGTGCAACTTTTTCAGGAGATGCAACTTCAGTGTTGCAACCCTATTTAACTTTGATATATATAATTAAAACGTAGGAGAAAAATATGTCTAATTATGAAGCAACTAAATACGATTTTAATGGTGCAAACCTTACAGGTATAGAAGGTATTCCAACAGCAACAATCGTTCCATGGTCAGACTCGTCCGTTCCATCTGGATTTTTAGAATGTAATGGCGCAGCAGTTTCAAGATCAACTTATTCTGCATTATTTGCAATCGTAGGTACTAATTATGGAGCTGGAGACGGTTCATCAACTTTTAACGTTCCTGATTTACAAGATAACGTACTGGTTGGAAAATCCAATAACAAAGCATTAGCATCAACTGGTGGAGCAAACACAGTAACCTCAACTGGAAACGTTGCTGGTTCAACTGCTAATGCGACTTTATCTACTCCACAACTTGCTAGTCACTCACATGTTACGAGTTTTGGTGTAAGTTCATCTGTAGGATCTCCACCTGGATTAGCAACTAATAGAACTGGTACTACAAATAAAACTAGTCAGAACACAGGTTCTGGAGGTGGTCACTCACATAATATGAGTGCAAACTTTGCTGGAGATGCAACTTCAGTGTTGCAACCTTATTTAACTGTGATATACATAATTAAAACGTAGGAGAAAAATATGGCAACAAATGCAAATTGGACAATAATATTTGAAGACAAATTTGTTATTAAACAAACTGGTGACGAAGCTGAAACTGGTTATAAAATTAACGATGATACTTTTTGGAATCAATCTAAATTTTCAAATATTTGGGCTATTCAACATGGCACATCTGTTACTTCTGATGAAGTAGAATATAGAGATTCAACACCTCATACTTCTTATACTGACGCTAATATTGGTGATATTAATCAATTTATTGATAAATGGGACTCAGCACATTTAACTCAATTACAATCTAATTGGGATAATGATAATGTTGAAGGTGAAACTGACGCTGAAAAAATTACTAGATTAGGCGCTAGACCTACTTCTTACTCTTCTTAAAAAAACTATTTATTTGATCATAAGCATGGTTTGTATAAGAACCATTTTGATTTACATAATGTAAAAACACTTGAGCCATTCCTTCACCTTTATAAATACCAGGACGACCATGTTTTTGATCATAACCTGCGTATAAAAGGGCATCACCTTCTTCTAATTCAAAAGATGTTTTTTCAACAACAATTGGCCAGTTATCATATTTTTTTATACAAGCAGTAACAGATATCTCACATGCTGGTCTATCTATATGTTTTTTTAATGTTCCGCCAAATACATAATATCTCCAATACGCGTAAGTAGGAAATAATTTTAGATTAGATTTTTTTTCAACTAAAGGTAACTTTGTATCTAAAATAGCATTCATTAATGGATCACTATACCACGCAGGGGAAAATGATTGGTAATCAATTTCATAATCTGTGTTTTGATCTACTTTGTTATAACAATATTTTTGAAGAACATTTAGTTCTTTTTTAGTAAAAAAGTTTTTTATTAATTTATTTTTCATCTTTATCAGATATCCAAGTTTGTATACTCAAACGTGGGTGAGTTTTTTTTAAGTTAGAATTTACTTTATGAACTAATCCACCTTTTGCGATGATAAGCGAATTACCTACAATAGGAAAAAAGCCAGAAGATGTATTTGTTTTAAACATAAATTCACCACCCCAGTTTTCATTCCAGGTTCTATTAAAATAAAATGTAGCAGCATAGGTTCTATTTTTATAATGATCTTTATGCCATGTTAAATGTTGACCATAAGTATACTTACGTAAATGACTATTTAATTGTTTGTTTATTAAATTTAAAAATTTTTGATGTTTTAATATTATATGGTATTTAGTAAAAAATTTATCTTCTGCATTTAAATTTGACTTTTGGTTGTAACTATATGACATGTCATCAAATTCTTCTTTATATGTAGGCCAGCAAACATCTGTAGGTTTATAATTAGAATGATTTCTTTTTTTAATAGCTTCTACATACATATCTTTATAAAGTTGTGGTGGTAAAAAATTATGTATCCAAAACAATTCTTTTTTTAATTGGAAAACTAAATTCATTATTGAAGCCAAGCTACTATGCTGTATCTTGTTCCTTTCGTAATAGGTTGAATACCATGAGGGTACATAAAATTACTAGGAAAAAAAACTATAGATCCTTTTCCTAGTTTTAATCTTTTAACTTCTTTTTCTTTTTGGTCAGTGAAAATTAAATCTCCACCTTTGTATTCATCATTTAAATTTAAAATAACACTTAAATGTCTTGGAGACATTGTGTAATGATCTGTATGAATATTATATTTTCCACCAATTGAATATTTTAATAAGTCTATTTGATTTATTTTTGAACTTGTCATTTTAGGAAATTTTACTTTATAATAAATATAAAGTCTTTCTATTTCTTTCTTTATATAATTCCAGTAAAAAATATTTGTAGGTGTATCAAAATTTAAATGATAACCTTTTACATTTCTAATATTTTTATTTAAACCCTCTAAAACAGATAGATTTTTTTTAGCTTTTTTATCTATTAAAGGAATGATTTTATTTATAAATTCAGAAGAAATTATATTTTTTAATTCAACTATTGATTCTGTGTGGTCCATTTTATCTTAACATCATCCAAGGTTAAAGAGTTATTTCTTATTCTCCATAGTATTAAAAGATATTATTAACCTTTGTTCATCAATTTCTAAAGGTTTTACTTCATGAGGAATCCATGAAGGAAATAAAAGCAATTCATTTTTTATAAATTTTTTAGCATAGCTTCTATAGTTTCTGTCATAAAATATAGTAGGACTAGATCCTTGTATATAAAATATCCCTGAATAAATTGACTCTGTGTGACTATGAATACCATGATTATTTTTTTTATTATATAATTGAGCCCAATTGTTAGTTAATAACAATTTATGTTTATCTAATAGGTTTGTAATTTGTTTTTTTATTTTTTTTAAAAGGGGAAAGTTTAAAATATTTAAAAAGTTGTAAGTAGTTTTCTGATCATGAGTATTCAGATCCTTAATTAAAATTAAAATTTGATTAATTTCCTCTGTTTTAATTTTTAATTTATATGTGTAAAAACAATTTTGATATTTAAAGGGATCAAAACTACTCATTTATCTTAACATCATCCAAGAAGTTAGAATATATTTTTCACCTGACAGAGGTGAATTACCTCTGTGTACATAAGGAAAAGCTGCAGGCCAGATGACTATTCTACCTGTTTTAGGTTTTACTCTCATTGATTGATGTAAAAATTCTGTCTCACCACCTTCTTCAACATCATTTAAATAAATAGAAAAAACAAAAGCTCGTCTTGCATGATCAAAACCTTTTCCATGTTCTATATGCCAAACATGATAACCTTCCGTAGGTAAGGTTTTTTGGATTTTTAAATTAGTGTAATGAAAAGGTCCTCCATCATAGGCATCATTTGCTCCTGTATATGTAATGTAACTTTTCCAAGCTAAATCAAAATTAAATATAATTGATTTTAAAGATTCCCACCAAATATCGAGATTATTTTCTTCTGCAAAAAATTGTTTATCTTGTTTGTCTAGTACAGATGCTTTTTCTATGTACATTCTATTCAGTGTTTTATTAAATTTATTTTGATTTTCAAATAAATTAATAGCTTTATTGCAGTCTTCTTTTGTAATGTAGTTATCATACACACCAATAAAATTGTCTATACTACCTGTTTTTTCTATCATAATTATGCTACTTTCATTCTCTGTAAAACTAATATATAAGCTACTATATGCTACAAAAATTAAATTTCAAGCCTGGTTTTAACAAGATGGTCACAGATTCTGGAGCCGAGTCTCAATGGGTAGATGGTGATTTTGTTAGATTTAGATATGGACTACCTGAAAAAATAGGTGGTTGGAATCAATTATCTATTGCAGGTGAAACATTACCAGGGGCAGCACGTGCTCAACACACTTGGACATCATTAGCGGGTGAAAGATATGCAGCTATTGGAACTTCACAGGGTTTATTTTTATACTATGGAGAACAGTTTTTTGATATTACACCATTAGATACAGCTATAACAGGATGTACATTAACAACTGTTAATGGTTCAAATGTTTTACAAGTTAATAAAGGATCACATGGTCTAGAAGTTGGAAGATATATAACTTTATCTGGCGTAACTGTTACAGGTGCATCAGACTTTACACCAGCAGAATTAGAAGTAGCTTACGAAATTTTAACAGTTGCAACTGCAGACAAATTTACTGTGCAGGCTGTAAGAAATGAAGGAGGATCTGGTATGACAGCAGCAGGTGCAGCAACAGTAAATCCTTACGTTGAAGTAGGTCCTGTTTTTCAAACCATAGGTTATGGTTGGGGTACTTCTACATGGAATACTTCTACTTGGGGAACTGAAAGAGCTACAAGTTCTGTAGTCCTGGATCCAGGAAACTGGAGTCTTGATAACTATGGACAAGTTCTTGTTGCAACAATTAGAGATGGAGAAACTTTTACTTGGAATGCAGGTGCAACAAACGCTAGAACAATTAGAGCATCTAAATCTACATCGGGTTCTTCAACTTCAGCTAACCCAACTGCATCAAGATTAACACAAGTCTCAGATAGAGATAGACACTTATTTCATTTTGGAACGGAAACAACTATTGGAGATCCTACGACTCAAGATCCAATGTTTATAAGATTTTCAAATCAAGAAGACTTAAATGATTATACACCAACAGCAGTTAATACTGCAGGTACATTTAGATTAGATAAAGGAAATAGAATTGTTGGAGCAGTATCTGGTAAAGATTATACTTTGGTTTTAACTGATAATTCTGCTTATGTAATTCAATTTGTTGGTCCACCATTTACATTTAGTATAAGACAAGTTGGTACTAACTGTGGATTGATTGGTCAACACGCATTAAGTTATTCTGATGGTAAAGTATTTTGGATGTCGGGTGAAGGTGGATTTTTTGTATTTGATGGTACGGTTAAATCATTACCATGTCTTGTTGAAGATTTTGTTTTTACAACAACTTCTAATAATTTGGGAATAAATTATAATGCAACAGAGATAGTTTATGGAGAACACAATACTTTATATGGAGAAGTAAATTGGTTTTATCCAAAATCAGGATCACATCAAATTGATAGATGTGTTACCTATAATTATTCTGAAAATGTTTGGACAACTTCATCATTAGCTAGAACTTCGTATGTTGATACTGGAGTCTTTGATGTACCCTACGCAACAGAATATAGCTCTACAGGTTCACCTGTATTTCCAGATATATTAGGTATTACAAATTTATATGGAGCAACAACTTATTATGCTCATGAAGTAGGAACTGACCAAGTTAATAGTAGTGGTACTACTTCTATTAATGCGTTTATTGAATCTGGAGATTTTGATATTACAGCAGCTAGAACTAGATCAGGTCAAACAACCGGTATGGTTGACTACAGGGGAGATGGAGAGTTTTTTATGTCTGTAAAAAGATTTATACCTGACTTTAAAGTTCTTACAGGTAATTCAAAAATTACATTACTATTAAATGACTATCCAAATAATACTGCATCTAGCTCACCTCTTGGACCATTTACAATTACCAATTCTACAGATAAGGTAGACACTAGAGCAAGAGGAAGATTAGTATCAATTAAAATAGAGAATGATGGTACCGGTGAAACTTGGAGATATGGAACTTTAAGATTAGATGCTCAACCAGATGGAAGAAGATAATGGCAAAAGTAGTAGTTAGTATACCAGAACCACAACCAGAATATGAAGTTTCTAATCAAAGACAAATTTTAGAAGCTCTTGACACTTTAAAAAATCAACTTAATTTCTCTTTTCAACAAGATTTAAAAAACGAAGAAGATCAAAAGGAGTGGTTTTTAGGTGGCTAATTTTTATAAAAGCGAAGCATTTAATTTAACAACAACTAATTTAACAACAGCATTAACGATTAGTACGTCTGCTATTGCAATTGTTAAAACAGTTCAAGCAGTTCATGATACAGCTAGTAATGTAGATACTCATGTAATTTTAAAAAAAGCAGGTGGTTCAGATATTAAAATATCATATGAAGAACTAAATAAAGAAACACAAAATATGTTAAAAGGACCTTTAAATATGGAAGGTGGAGATGTTTTAAAAGTACAAGCAGGTACAGCAAACGAGATCACTGGACAAATTAGTTATCTTTTGATAGATAGATCACAAGAAAATGGATAAAGATAAATTAGAGCACACTCACGATAATGGTATTACACACTCTCATGAAAATGGAGATGTTCCACATACACATGATATACCTAAAATAGATTGTGTAACCACAACAACATACAGAAATACCAAGACAGGAGAAGTATCTAAAGAGAAAGTAGAAGGACCCGATATTGTACAAGATGTTACAGTTCAAATTACTAACAAAGGTCTTGAAGTATTTCAGAAAGTAATGAATCAAAGTAATGACAAACCAAAACCCTAGAGGCGGAACAGAGTTACAATTTGAATATTTAAGAAAGCATGTAGAACCTAGCTTACTTAATCAAGTAGAAATTTGTACATCAGTTCCAGGCAAAGTACCTTTACATCCAACTAAGCTAAATATTCTTTGGCAAAAAAATTCTTGGGATCAACCTAATTTACAACCCTGGTTCAGTGATAAATCGAATCATGATAAATATGATTGGTATATATTTAATTCTAATTGGAACTTTGAACAGTTTACAAAAAGATTTGATTTACCTAGAGAGAAATGTGCAGTCATTAAAAATGGTATTGAAGAAGTACAACCGGTTATAACACAATATAAAAAAGGTGATCCTATAAAAATAATACATCACTGTACACCTTGGAGAGGTTTATCTGTATTGTTAGGTGCAATGCAATTAGTTAAGAATCCATTAATTAGTTTAGATGTTTATTCTTCTTGTGAAGTATATGGAAAAGATTTTGCTGAAGCTAACGATGAATCATATAAAGCTTTATATGAACAAGCAAGACAACTACCTAATGTAAATTATATTGGTTATAAACCAAACGAATATATTAAAGAAAATTTAAAAGATTATAGAATGTTTGTATACCCAAGTATTTGGGAAGAGACATCTTGTATCTCATTATTAGAATCTATGTCAGCAGGTCTATATTGTATTACGACCAACTTTGGTGCGCTATACGAAACAGGTGCAGAGTTTCCAATGTATGTACCTTACTCAAATGACTATAAAAGTTTAGCTAGAAAGTTTGCTGCAGCTATAGAAGCTTCTGCAGATATGCTTCATGATTCAGGCATCCAGGATCATTTAAAGATGCAACAAAATTATGTAAATAGATTTTATGATTGGGGAGCAAAAGGACAAGCATGGACAAGATTTTTGAGAGGAGCACTAAATGCAAAATAATGAACCTATATGGTTTTCTGAAAAAAAGAAAACAACTGCTAACGAAGATACTTACCAAACAGAAAAAATAGAACAGGTAAACTCAAACGTTAGAACTATTAACATAGGAGATATTTTAGATAAACCAAAAGCAAAGATAATGGTTTGTACTCCTTGTCATAGTGAAGTGTCTATGCATTACACTCAAGCTGTATTAAAGTTTCAATTAGACTGTATGCAACAAGGTATACTAGTTAGTTTTACATTACTTAAATCATCATTGGTTACACAAGGTAGAAACTTATGTGTAGCAGAATTTTTAAATCATAAAGACCATTATGATTATTTATTGTTTATAGACTCAGATATAGATTTTAATTCTAAAACTATATACAAAATGATAGGTGCAGATAAAGATGTTATCTCTTGTCCATATCCAATGAAAACATTTGATACAGATAAA